GACACGCCCTCGAACATCCCGATTTGGGAGTCTGCCTCGTGCAAAAGTTGGTAGACGGTCAATACGCATTCATTGAAATACGCAGCCCTGTCCTTAATCAACGGTTCAGGCATGCTGAACAGTCCGCAGGTTCCATCTACGAGAGAAGGAGTCGAAAACTTCGCCTCAATCTTCTCGCAAATCATCTGCCTCTGGTGTTCATCTAAGATGGTAAACATAAATACCCAGTAGTTAAATCTACTGGGTAAAATACATTTTTAAAAGAGTTGGACCGTTGACGCAAAGTTTGGGTCTAGTGGTTTCTCTTTCTTCTGTCTATGTTGCTCTAATGATGCTTGCTGAGTCTGTTGCTGACATTGCTGCTGAACTTGCTGTACGTTCTGAGCCTTTTGTTGCTGACGGGTCATTGGTCGTCTCTGTTCCAACGCCTCCAACTGTTCCTGCACAATAGATTCTTTAATTATACTATCTATGACTTCCATATCCTCAGGTTGGGTATCACTGATACGCATGTGGGGCCAATCAACCCTCACATTAAACTGTACATCGCTTGAACCAAATCGGTTCTTACTAATCGTAACGCTAAGGAAGCCAGCCTTTTTCAACGCAACGTCACGTATAATGATATAGTAGAAATCAACAGTATCGCCAAGACCCATTGAACCCGCAGTCTGGTCCATGCCGATGTCCTTCATTCGGTAACCAGCACGTTGCATCTGCGTTCCAGTCAAGATAGCCATATCACGGTTAACCGCAATATTTCTCAACTGTTCGGCGGCATACAGAATTTTCTGGAAGCTACCATCAAACTGGGTATATGTACCCGAGTTCGGACTGATAATACCGATGTAATCAACAACGAGGAAGTCAATCTTAATCCCCTCGGTCATTTCCAGCTCGTTAATATACCCCTCGATATCATCAGGAGTTGTCTTTCGGGTCGGCATCCAGTTGATGAACAAGTTACCTGGGGTCGGTATAGACGGGTCATGTTCGTTTTGAAGCTTGACAATCACTTCCTCATCGCTCATCTTAGCGATGTCGTAACGAGATACATCGAGAATAGCACTCGTTACACGCTCCCAAATCTTTGCGGCATCAAGTTCAAGACTTACATACACCACATTGTAGCCAAGAGTTGCAGCAAAGGCAGCTTCGTTGACCATGAACATCGACTTACCACCGCCAGACGTACCACCTACAAGGCTCAGACACTTGCGGAAATATCCACCGCAAGTACCCTGTGCATCTGGTGTTTCACTGGTGAACTGACGAATCGCACCAATCCTTGACGGAATACTCTTTTCCATGTCGCCCAGCTTAGACTTGGCATACTTGGCATCACGGATATAATGAATACCCAAGTTAGTGGTCAGTCGGAAATTCAATGCATCCTGCAACTGAGGCATAATGCCACGCATGGCCGACGGGTCCTTTCCGTGCATGTGAAGAGCGTACTCTTCCATCAGCCTCTGTGAAACCTTAAACTTGAAATAATCTTCAATTAAATTCTTTTTGACATCTGCTGAGATTACACCAATAGGCTTCGTGATTTTAAGGAGCTGCTCCTTAGCTTCCTCACTGTAGCCTGGGTTCTGATTTAATCCAGTTACAAGTTCCTGTGCCGTCGGATAACGGTCATACTTCCGACGGAATGCATTAACAAGGTGGACAATCTGCTTGTCCGCCTTATCCTCAAAATAATCTTCCTTAATCTTGTCCGCTATACGCAGACGGATATTTTCGTCTTCAAAAAAACACCTCAGGACATACTCTTCATCGCTTAAATCTTCTACTACCATATTTCACCTTCGGTTATTTATCACAGTTCAAAATAAAAGATACATTATCATACGCATTTTGGCAAGACCTAAAAAACCAGACGGAAGATATACACCCGTCTGGTTTTAATCAGGTATTTGTCATTAAGCCTTAACACCCTTTGCAGCAATCTCGGCGGCAGATTCTTCCTGCACTGCTTCGATTTCATCGCTGATGTTCTTCGGGGTAGCGGCAGCTTCTTCCTTCAACTTGCTCTTTCGGGTCTTCTTCTTGGTCTGCTCTTCCTCAGTGAGAGGTGCAGGCATTTCGCCAACAAGGTCCTTTGCAAAGAGGGACACATCGTACATGTACTGCTTCTCGATGTAAGCAAGGAACTTCGGGTCGCTGATAAGCGGTTCCATGAATGCCTGCGTATTGCATTCATCGGTATCATCGTCAGTCCAACGGAATTCACGGAGAAGTTCGCCAGTTTCCTTGTCAATATCATAATCAGGACGATGGAGGAATGTACCCTGATTGCCCTTCTTGATTTCAACCGCAGCACCAGATGCAATAGCATCTTCAACCAATCCGTACCAGCGGTCGATACCACCATTCGTAAGAATACGGTATTCGCAGGTGCGGTCTTCCATACCATCACGACCCTTCTTAATCTGTGCGGTGGCAATCTTACCAATCTTGGATGCCTTCTGTGTGCTTGTCTTCTTCGTCTTGTAAGCCCTTCCGTTAGTGCAAACAAGCACGATTGAATCACTGTTAAAGTACAGTTCGCAACCACCTGGAATGTTCTTCGGGTCCTTGTACTGTTCGAGGGAGTCATAAACGTGGTTGATGATAAGAGAAGTGAACTCAGATGCGTTAATCAGCTTGGCAAGTTCATTCTTCTTAATAGCAGTCTGACCCATGTCAGCGGTAGGCTGGTCCTTACCCGTCTGCTTTTCGATGGCTTCAACACGCTGCAAGGAAATAATCGGGCCCCAAGAGTCAAACAAGAGGAAGACTTCGTGGCGTTCCTTACGGGTCAAGCCTTTCTGGGCATTCGTAATAAATTCATTGATTTGGTGGATGAACTTTGATTCAAACACCACGATTTCGTCAGTGTTCACACCGAGGCGCTGTGCCAACGTAAAGTTGAACGCACCTTCTGACGATACAACGATGCAATCCATTCCAGAGTGGTAAGCGCTTGCAAGATAGTAAAGGCCGATAAGGGATTTACCCATTGTAGACGGAGCTGCGATTTCCGTCATGTGGCCCTTTTTGATACCGTGGTTTACCATACCACTGAAAAGGACTTCAAGAACTGGGATTCCGCAGCCGAGGTATTCGACTGGCTCGTTCTTGCTGATGATGTTTTCTTCGAAGGCCTTAATACCCTTCAACTTGGCTATCAATTTACTAGGCATATTTTACTCCTGTCTGTCTTGACGTTCAACCCAGGGGGTCCTTGTCTTCAGACTTGTTGATGCTTAGACATACAATGTTTATAAGATTACTGGTGGCCGACCGACACCTCATGGTCGAGAATCTTCTGACAGGCGAACCTGTTCTCTCGGATGATGCTCAAAACAGCCTTCATCGAGTTCAGGTATTCCTCCTGCTCGGCAATCTTCTTTTTCCAGTCTACGAGAATCGGGTCGCCGTTGATACGGTTCATAAGAAGCGTATTGTTCGTGTAACGAGGAATGGTCTTGAACTTGTGCTTGTGGGTGACCTCGGAAAGCAAGTCGTCCAGCTTCACGTTCATTTCTGCAACCAGACGGGTTTCCTCGTCCACCAAGCGGGCAAAAGTGTATTCATAGTTCGAGACTTTACGCAAATACTCGACAACCTCAGGAACGGCTTCGGGTATAGTAATGTACTTCTCCGCCATCGGCAAAACGTCATTCTTGAACTTATCTTCTGTCATGTAAACTCCAATGAAAAATGGGAACCCGTCGGATTCCCATTAAAAATATATTGTTTTTCGGCTATTTCATTATTCTTCTTGTGAATCTGTCGGAATTTCTTCCACAGGGCAGTCCTTCGTGCCAGGTTGAACGCCATTGTCGATATCCTCAACCGTGACTTTCTCCCCCTTCTTCTTGCGGCCTTTCTTTTTCTTCGGCTTTTCTTCTGCCTTTTCCGCTTCGGAAACGGGGATAACCTCTTCCTCTACCGTCAACGGGGCTTCTTCCGTAGACTTGGTATCGAACTTTGCCTTGATTTCAGCAGGGATGCTTTCAAGCATCGTACGCCACTTCTTCAGCTGGGTTGCTGAAATACGCAGTTCCTTCATGATTGTCTGCGGCTTCACACCATCTGACAACATGTGCAGGAGATTCTGGAACGGTTCGCTTCCCTCAATGATATTGTAGCATTCACGGTCGTAGACGATTTTGACCTGTTCATCTGAAACAGGAAGTCTGGCGTTATGAATGTCTTCAAGAACCTTGGTGTAGTCATTTCCCTGCATGACCGAAGCGATTACACGCCCAATCAGCTCCCCATCAAGGTTGTACTCAATCTTTTCATCGGCGGGGCCAGTCGGCTTGGATTCCTCTGCAATTTCCTGAATCTTGGCTTCCGTTTCCTCCTTGACCTTGGTGGACTTCGGCGGGAAACGAGGAGTGATTTCAGGGAACTTGTACAGGTAGTATTGCCAGAAGGCTGTTGCCTTTTCGTCGAAGCTCTTGTCCGATTCCTCGTCAACTGCATCCTTTTCAAGAAGCTTGATGACTCGGACAGCACATTCACTGAATCTTGGAATCTGAGTCGTCAAAATGTCCTTGTTAATCGGCTGCCAGCGAGAGTCAATCCACTGTGCCTGATTTGCAGGTGTGCATGGGCTAGACAGCGGGTTGCTGTTGACATCCTGAACACTGAACAAGAGGGTGCTTGCCACGGGGAACTGACTATCACCCATCTCGTAAGTGTCATAATTCTTTGCCTTGAACTCGAAACCGTCATTTTCACGGACGTATTCCTTGTAGAGCGTGACAGAACGGGCATGAAGCCTCTGGATGACATAGCCAACAAGGTTGCCTACATCGAACTTGTCATGTTTGTCGGTGTAGATATACTCGTCGGTGGACAAAATCGTACCCCAGTCGCCGTTACCGCAATGCTTGCAGAAGGCCTTGACGATTTCACTCACCTTTCTCCATCTCGCATCAGCCTTGATGAAGACGAAGCAATCGTTGTCAGCGATGATTTCCTTCTTTGCCTCCTGAAACCATTCAGGTTCTTCGGTCATGAAGATGTAAATTTTGCGAAACCCAAAGTTTGCGTGGTACTTGCACCACATCTTGAATTTCATTTTAGACTGGTCCACTAGACGGGCCAATAGATATACTCGTGGATTCATAGTAATTACCATTGATACTCAACAATAAATTACATTTTTTAAAACAAAAAGCGTCGGGAGAAAATCTCCCGACACCATGATGAGTCGATTGAAATACTAAAACGGGGGGTCGTCACCAAACGGACTGTCGAACACATTACCTACGTTAAAGTCTGGCACTGGTTGGGCCGCTTGTGCAGCAGTTCCAATAGAGGTCGGGACAGGTGCTGCAGAAATAGGTGATTCCAAGTCTTCCTTGATTCGGTCAATCTTGACTGATTGGTAATTCTTTTCCGAACTAAACTTCGTAGTACACCAATCGTATTGACTTCTCGGATGGAAAGCATAGAAACCACGCTCTCTCATATTCTTGATTAAATCCAACTGAGCCTTCGTGATTCCGATATGTTCCATTTCTTCCGCAGGAGCATACGCACTATTACAGACACCGTTGCAAGATTCTGTAATCGCATTCTTGATGTTGTCAGGAGTGCAGCTAAGGTCGATAAGGGTCTTATTCCTAAGGAACTGGTCAACCCAACCTTCTCTCTTTGCGGTTTCATAAACGTCGCCACATTCCTTGACAAACTTCGGGGCGCCATCCTTACCGACGCAGGTAGCCTTAGGCAGGCCTGGGGTCTTCGGGTTAGGCAAGCTCATGCCGTGAATGTTGTCGCTGCTATCTCCAGATACTATTTTCTGAATCAGGTAGTCCGACGGAGACTCGCATGAAAGGAACTTGACGGAAAGATGGTCATAAAACACCGCTTTTTCACACTGAATCTGCATCATGTCAGTATCACGGGTGACAACAACGATGGTGCTATATCGGTCCTGCAATGCCTTTACCGCACCGTAAATAACATCGTCTCCTTCCGCCCCGTCAAGCTGTATAGGAAGGGCACGGTAATACTTTGCAAGTTCAAAGGCAAACTTGTCCTTATACTTCTGCCACTCGTCTTTCGGGGTCAATGCAGTCCAGTCGCTGTACTTACGCTTTCCCTTGTAACTCGGGATGATAGGAGTCTTGTTCTCGTTCTTGGACTTCGTGCTAACTTCATACAGACCCCAGAGCAATTCCTGCTTGGCGGGGGAGAGTTCATTGAGGAAACGGTGTTCTTTGTTACGGAACGACGGGTATTCCTTAACTGGAATGCGTTCAACGGTGTATTCTTCCTTCTTCTTGTCAGGCTTGCCGATACGGTAGGCATAGTTTTCCGTTTCCGTGTAGATATAGGTATCATCGTGGTACACGATTGTATGCTTTCCGTAGTAATCCTTGACGAAATCCTTTCTCCAAGAGTTTCCGTCAACGGCAATGATGATGTCCAGCGGATTGAAACGCTGAATCAAATCGTTCATCGAGGTGACCATCTTGTTACGCCACAGACGGAGTTCATCTTCCTTGGTCTGGACACCGTAATCATCACCCATCTTATACGATGCTTCGATTGAATGGATGTTCTGATGGGCTATAGACGACCAGTCTATCACCATGAGCCTATTAGTATCATACTTGTAAGTTGCTGGTGTATTAATCATAATTTCGCTCCTAAGTTTACAATATAGTCTTTTCAAATTGAATTGGCAACCCCAAAAAGGTATAAACTATGAATAATTGGAAGGACGCATCATGGCTACAACGCTTCAAAAGGAATACGCTTTAATTTACTATATTCGAAACAAGCTTGGGCAAACCGCAAACAACGGTTTTCTGCATGAGCTGTATACAAAGAAAAACATAAAAACAATCCTTGAAGCCTTAATCCAGAATATCATCAAGGATAATCCAACAATCGCCGTTGATAAGGTTATCGATAGGGTAATGTACTCAATCGACATTCCTAGGTTGACTGACCCTACAACCGATGCAGCAACTTTTAGAACACTTCCATATAGCACAGTAAGCCTCATGTACCTATACATGGGTAAAATTATTCAGAGCGTACTGAAAGACAAAAAGCAGAGACTCTTTATCGACGACATAACCGAGGCAAAGACAGGCATGGCGGCAGATTTCATGTCCACATTCAGCATCAACGACATGACAAGCCAAGCTTTCATACAGATGGTTGAACAAGAAACCCGTCCAGACCCTGATGAAATCGTACAGAAAATTCAAGCAAAATATCCAGACGCAAGAAATTCCGAGATTAAGAAGTACGCCACGCAAATGGCCCAGAATCAGTTCACCAACGATGATTTGGACAGCCTGTTCACATTCATCAGGCTGAATTACAAGATACTCGACGATACGTCACTTACCAACGGAATCAAAGCGGTTGTCGCATATAAGGAAAAGGAAGATGCAGAAGGAACTTCAACAGACTCTTTCGAGGAACAGCGTGACCGTCGTGAAGAAAACATCAAGAACAGAATCCTAGGCTCGTCAGCCATATCAAACTTGTTCAAGCTATCATCAAAGACACACTTTGTTGGTACGATGAAATACAAAAAGAACGGCAGTCAGGATGACGGGCAAACAACAGAACCCGTAGTCGAACTAGCCCTCAGACAGCAGGATAAGTTTTTTGATACATTTGCTGAGGTTTTGAACCGTCTTCTTGCACTCGAAGGACTACCGTCCGTCAACTATGGGTCTTTTGGAGATACCCGCAACATCATATTGACCGAGGCACAATACCATGCACTGTTCCCCGAATACTTCATCACTGTCGGCAGCATAAAAGACAGCGTAAAGAGCGAATCCGAAATGGGTACGAAAACGATGAAGAGCGGTGATGAGGCGTCCACAGTAATCGATTCATATACTGGTGAGCAGCAACGTGAGCAAGAAGAAGATGATACCGATTCATATTCTTCCACCGAGCTTAATATCGAAAACTCAAAGAAACTGGTCCTTGCAAAAATGATGGCTACCATCAACAACGAGCCAAATGCCGTCCCGAACCAAATCAATGCGACATCTGGTGTAAAGTCGATGATACGCACTCTGAACGGCATCCTAATAACAGAACTATTCAAGACGCCGATACAGATGCTAGATTACCTCATAACATTCCTTACAACAGGAAAGTTGCCGAATTATCTTAAAAACTATGAGGCAGACCTAGTCAAAATTAAAGATGGCTACCTTGCTGGAAAGAATAAGCAGCGCAATGAAAACAGCGCACAGGATATGCAGGTACAAGCATTCGCTATCGTATTGAGCGAGCTTGCAAAACTTGCCAAAATGGACCCCGAAAACGAGTATAAAAAAAGGCAAGAACAGTCTATGAGAATTGGCGGTGCCGTTCCCCCACAAGCCAATGATATCACTATCACTTACAATGGTTATACCTACATCCTGAATAACCTGTCTGCGGTAGTAAACGCTATGGTAGAACATGCCGTCAAGGGGCAATTCATCAAAACGATGCCACTCAACAGAAGTTCTTCCATTGAATATGTAATATCATTCCTTACATACAGCGGACTTCTTTCTAAAAATAAGAATATATGCACACTGGAAACAGATACGTTAGAAATCAAAAACACCATCGACAACTTGGATTGGGGTACACTGAATACCGAACACAACGCAATGATGGCTGATGCACTCCGTAACTGTTCCTACATCTACCGTTATAACGGTTGGGAGCACATGAGACCAGAAGAAATGAAAGCTCATAAGTTCATAACCATCAGAGACAACAAGAAGAAAAAGACATCATCCGACGACCTCAGCAAGCTCGTCTCATTGATTACCAATCTGCAGACACAGATTAAACCGTACGTCCTTAAACTACGTGCAATCAACCTTGTCATTAACCGCATAACCAGTCAGTATAACATCGACATGAAGCATCTAAAAAATGGTGTAGATGAACCTCATGTTGACCTGAACGAAGCAAACCCGTCAATGCAGATGCTGGCTATGGACAACACGGCTGAATCCATCGACACCATGTCCGAAGGGTACTATATCCGCTTTATCATAGGCAAATACGAAGATGCAGTATCGTCCGCATGCAAAGATATCCGTAAAATCCTTGCTGAAAACCACCTTCTCAATGACCCAACACGAAAAACTCTCATAAGTAAAGTCAACAACGACATACGTCAGACCGACATAATCAACGAGGTCTTCAACGGTGTAAAGAAGGCATCGAAAGGATTCATTGCCGAAGATGTCAGCAAGATGGAAGTCAGTAACATATTCAGCATAGCGCAGGACATAATCCTACTGTACAACAAGGTTCGCAACGACGTGGCTAACTTAGGCAATAACCAAGTTATCGCAAACAGTTTCCCGCCTCGCAACTATGTTACCACATCTGATTTAAAGCAAATTGCAGATGGTCATGCACCGACAGGAAAGGTGTATACCGAAGATGGAAGCATGTGTCAAAACGAGTTCATTCTAAACGCATATCTAATTGATATCCTATTCGAGGCAACATACCTTCTAGCCGTGCATTTCGGCTTAGGGGGACAAAGTACATATACAACTCAGGATGTCGTTCGCAAAACGGACATCAATGAAATGAAACAGTACATTACTGCCAATCTCAACATCAATGTCAAAAACGATGCTTCATACAAGAAGTTACTCACAGGCATCCTGACGAGAATGAACACTACACTATTCAATACACAGATGATGAACATCATCGTTCCAGTCATAACCAACTTCCCGAACATGAAACAACTCACCGTAGGTGAATACAACAAAATTAACGGGCAGACTACACACTGGACGGCAGACAAGGCAATGCAGGACAGGATGAACCGAAAATCACAGCATTTCAACTTGAAGGCCAAACGTGAAACCGAAATGACCCGCAAGAAAATGCTGTCAAATTTGGTGAACCCAGCATACTACTAGAATTGCCTGCGGTAGTTCTTGAGAAGGCCCTCTGCGGCCTTCTTTTTGCGTTTCTCCAATTGCTGAGCACGCTTCTCGGCCTTTTCCTTTCTCTTCTGCTTGATGTCGTCAAGCTTTACATCAGCCTCGACGATACCAGTAAGGTCATACGGCTGGACTGGAATCTTGTCCGCATTGTAGTATTTCACCCTTTCACGGAAATGACGCACCATGCAGTTTTCATTGATATAGTCTCCACGAGTACGACCATGAACCATGTACGAAGCATCGTCAACAATGTCGTAGCAAGTAGCAATCTCCTTTCCAGGACACTTACGGACAATACGGCCAATCGACTGCATAATCATGTACATAGACTTGCCAGGGTCGCCAAAGACGAGGTTGTTCAACTTCTTGACGTTCATGCCAGCTTGGAGACAGCCGTATGTTCCCAGCAGGATATGACCATAAGAAGAATCCATCTCCAACCTGATACGGTCACGCTCCTTCGCCTTGACTTCGCCCTTGATGATACTGTACTTGAACTCTGGATGATGTTCTTGCAAGTAAGCGGCAACACGCTCCAACGGGTCGATGTTACGGAACAGGATTACCGTATTCTGTGCCGTCGTTATCTGATTGTTGCTGATAAGCCATTCAAGAATATCGAACCGACTGCGGTTGCCAGTCACGATGGAATACTCCTCTTCGAACTTCGAGTAGCAGATGGTCGTTCTGCAATCCAACGGATATGGAACATAAAGGGCAACCACCCTTGGTGGAGTGATAAGACCCTTTTCGGCAAGCTGCCACAGGCTAACGATTTCATACTTCTTTCCAAGAGAGGCTTCAATGTAACCAGCGTCGAGACCATCATCAGGAATGGTTCCAGACACACCTACCTTGAAGTTTTCCGCCGAGGTACAGTAGTCAAGAATCTGGCGCAAGACGGGACCACGGCAACCCTGACATTCGTCAACGATTACCGCATCGAACCGCTTGAAGAAGGAAGGCTCCTTGTTCTGTAAACTCTGCCACGTCGTGATGACGATAGGCTTCAACATGACTTCCTCGCCAAGATGCAACTCGGCAAGTTTCCTTTTCTGTGCGGCAGTCAGCTTATCCTTGGACTCACCATAGATTAGCGTACAGTTCTCTGGTGCCTCATCCCATGAATAGTCGTCCTGAAAGTTCTGCATCAACTGGACTACGAGGCCAGAGTTAGGTACAACGACTGCAATCTTCTTGTGTTCAACCTCGGTCATGTAACGGGCCATAACATAGACTGCCAACGACTTTCCTGACGCAGTGCAAGCCTTGAATGCACCACGACGATGCAACATTGCCTGATAGATTAGTTCCACCTGATGTTCACGAAGGGTGAGCTTGAACCCCTCCTTGCGGTCGTGGATGTTCAACGTCTCGGCATACTTGATTATCTCTTCCTTGGTCCAGACCGTCTTCGGTCGGAACATCGAGTCAATCCTCGGTGACAGTTTAAGCTGAATGCCTGGAAACCTTCCTCGCAGCAAGTCACAGACCCTAGCGATTAGACCGATGGGCACTGTCCGTTCATCCTTGTCGTAGAAATTGACGTACTCCTTGCCATAGCCGTTCTTGTATTTTTCTGTATACGTAGCCTGCTTGTCCTCGTACTTGATGGCGCTATTCAAAAATGTGTAAACCCGATTTATTTCAATTTGGGTATTGCCATAGACGTTGACGAGCGATAAGTTATCTCTGAGGAAGTCAAAATAAACTTGCATAATCGATTGGATAAACTAGGGTTAAATAAAATTATATGTTTTCTTAACTAAAATATCTTTTTTCAGGTCAAAACTTATATTTTAACAGTAAAAAGTGAGAACATATAGTGTTAACTTGGGGTACGGGAAAGAAAATACTGGTTAAGTCATTGTATGGGCCTTGCTGAAGACATAATTTTATTGTATATTATCCGCCGATGAGTTCGAATCTTGCACTTTCTTTACGTATTTTAGACCGCTTTTCTGAGTCTGACAGCCACTACTCCTTCGATAAGATGCTGGTTCCAAACCGCATTTTCGATGATATGGTTGAAAAAGCTGATACTCTGGGCGGGGTGTACAAGAAGAACTTCGAATATCTGCTCTACGTCGTCAATACAATGTACCGTCGTTATCAAATTTCTTTCAATTTGGCTGCGAAACACCATTGGAAAATCGATATCGACAAGTGGGCAGTACCTATTTACTCAAAAGTCTACGATAGAATCCTCGGTTCCAACTACTTGGAGTACGTCCACATCCTCGAAGAGTGGGGTATCATCGGCAGAAGCCGTTCCTACATCAAGGGAACCAAGGATGTGCCAGGAAAGTGCAAGCACTACTGGTTCACAAAGAAGTATTTGACCTATGTCCAGCGTTATTTGCACACGAGAGCGCAGGAAGAAGCGGGAGATATCGAAAAAAGACAGGGTGGGGTCCGTGTAATCATGGCTTCCAACCCGTTTTTGTACCGAAAACTTGCCGCTAGGGCCGAAGAAGTCCATGCTGAACAGATGCAGTTGCCTGAAATCAGGGAACTTTACGAGGATTTGACCCATTTTAGCATCGACGAGGATAAAAGTTATGACATTCTCGGCGATATGGTGGCATCTGGCGCAATCCCTGCTGACAGAATGACCTCAGAAATGAATAAAGTCAGGATGTTCAACAGCTATGCCACCGATAAATATGCTCTTTACTGCAAGCGTGACGCTTACGGGCGTGTTCACACGAACATCACCCAGATGAAAAAGGAAATTCGTAAGAACTGTATCACCTGTGATGGTAAGAAGACTGTCGAAATTGACATCAAGAGCTCTCAGGGTGCGTTCCTGTACCGTGTTCTTGACCGTTATATTTCTAATTTTGATGACCGAGAACATATTGTGATTTCCTATACAGGTGGAGTTGCTGAACCATACTGGACTGATGGTGAAAAGTGGGACTCTATACACACTTTCATCAGTGAGTTGGAAGCATACAGAACTCTGCTTGTTTCTGGACATCTTTACGAATATTTCCGTGATTATGTTAACAAAACCTTACATGTTAACGTTGACCGTAATAAGGTTAAGAAGGAGTTCCTTACCTGCCTATTCTGCGGAAGGTTCTACTCAAAGAAGAAGCATGCGCTTGTAGAAGCGATTCAGCAGCTCTGGAAGGAAAAGTTTCCTAACCTCTTCAAGGCAATCCAGATAATTAAGCGTGGACACTACGCTGAATTGGCTCACGAACTGCAACGCACTGAAAGCCACCTGATTTTCAGCATTGTCTACCGCAGAATCAAGGATGAGTTGCATTGCCCTGTATGCACCGTCCATGATAGCATCATCGTTGCAGCAGAGTTCGCAGCCAGAGCCAAGCAAATTTTCGACGAAGCCTTGAATGAATTGCAGATTCCTACCTTTACCGAGCAGGAACAGCAGGAAGCGTTAATTGAAGATACATTTGTTGCCGACAAGACCTTGACATAAAGAATTTAATAAACTATATTGTGGAAAAAGGACTAGAACTATGGACATCCAATACTTCAAAAACCCTAACATGAACGTGCTCAACTGCACACATTATGACCTCGATGGAGTGGGTTCCCATCTAATCATCAAGACAATCTTTCCTAACGCAAAGTACGCCAAGATGTACTACGGCAAGGATAATGACCTCTTGACATTCAACACTATTCCTAACAAGGAACAGTACAATGCCATCATCTTTACCGATTATACGCCAGCAAAATTCATGGACAATGTTCGTGCAACTGGCATTCCTACCATGGTTCTTGACCACCATGCTAGCGCATCTGATTTCAACGACCCGTCTAATGCAATAATTATCGACAAGTCTGCTTGCGGCGCCCGTCTTGCCTATGATTTCTACCGTGATGTCAAGGATATTTCCCACCTCGAAGAACTCATCAATTATATCGACACGTTTGACCGTTGGGTTAGAACCGATAAGGCACGATTCGAACATGCATACAAGATGAACATGCTGTTCAAGGACAAGTACAAGCTCAATTTCGATGCTTGGATTGATGCCTACAAGGATGGCCATACCGAATTCACGGAAGATGAAATTGCTTTCCTCAACCAGATTGACAATGAAGTTGAACAGACATACAATACTCTGCAGTTTACAGACCTTCCTGGTGGCGGTGTATTGACCCGTTGCGACAAACATTCGACAGAAGTCGGTATTCGTATTCAGGACAGCGAAAAGTACAACTACTGGATTAACATCTATAATAACAAGCGTGAAAACAAAATCGGTTTGATGTTCCGTGGATATAACCCGAACATTTCCTTTGACAAGTTTGCTAGAAAGATTGAAATTCATGTTCCTGGCTCGAACATGGGTGGACACGGTCTGTCATGTGGAGGCAAGGCCGATAATGAGACTGATGCAATGCGAATGGTTGCCATGTCAATCCCGTACATTCAGCAGCAGATTGACGGCACATTTGTACAGGACGAAGAAATGCTGAGTAAGCCTGACGAAATATAAACTTTTGGTGTAATAAACACCATTCAACATGAAAATTCTTCAAATCAGGACGGTGCTTGCAACCGTCCTTCTTTCTTTATGTATCGGGCAGGTTTATGCCTGGTCTCTTCTATCAAACGCTGTCAACTCGGTTCTAAACCACGACATGTCGTTTGCCTTCTCTCTTGCCATCCTGTTCCTCGGCCTTTCTGCAGCTTTCATGGGAAAGTTCGTGGAAAGAAACCCGAAAGCAACCTACGTCATGTCAGTGATTTTCTTCGTTGCTGGATTCCTCCTAAGTGGATTTGCTTGCAGCGTAGGAAGCGTCGGGATGTTCTATGCCGCATACGGAGTTTTGTTCGGATGCTCGTGCGGCCTCGGGTATGTGGCCCCAATCAAGACGCTGATGCTCTACTTCCGTCATAACAAGGCGGTCGCATCTGCCATTGCCATCCTCTCGTTCGGGTTGGCAAAGTCTGTTGCAAGTCCGCTGTACACATACCTTACTTCAAACTATGCTATCGACCAAGTTTTCTACCTCCTTGCTTTAATCTATACTGTTCCGCTTATCGTGACATCGTTCCTGTTTAGGAAGTTCCCTGTCAATTACAAGCCGCCTATGGTTGAGACAATCGATATCGGAAAGACGGTCAGGACATTGCCTTACATTTCAATCTGGTTGTTCTTCTTCCTCAACATCGCTTGCGGCCTAGCCTTCATCAGTCAGGAAGCTCAGCTTTATTCCCACTATGGAGTGGCAATCGGGATGGCAACATTGTTGTGTACATTGAGTGCAGTTTTCAACGCTGGTGGACGCTTCGGTTTTGCTTGGATTAGTGACAAGTTCGGTCGATATACTCCTTATATCATCCTGTTCGCACTGAGTTCATTGCTGTGCTTGGTCAACTTTGGTTTTGCTGGACTGGGCCTGTTCGTTGTCAGCGTCATGCTCATCAACGCTTGTTATGGCGGAGGCTTCTCCGCTTTGCCAGCCCTGCTCGCAAGCAAGTACGGTATAACGAACACATCGACAATCCATTCCCTGACATTGAGCGCTTGGGGTATTGCAGGCATCGCCTCGCTATTCTTGAAGCAGCTCCCAGTTGATACCTTGTTCATCACATGCTTCATACTGTATGGTTTCAACCTTCTGTTGCTGTACCTGAGCAAGAAATAAATTGATTTGACCCTGATTATAGCCGACCTGCAATAGTGGTCGGCTGTTTTGTATTGGAATAATATATTTTAATGTAGAATAAAGATTGGAGGAAACCGATATGGTATCGGCTGGCCTTTTAATAACAGACGGCGAGAAGTTCCTTGTGGAGCTGCCGTTGCACCAGACGCCTGGTGAACACCATTTTGATTTGCCCAAGGGTCACGTCGAGGATTTCGACAGTGACTTTAGGGGCACTGCATTTAGAGAAGCTAAGGAAGAGACTGGTTACGATTTTGATTCTTATAAGGACCGTGCAATCGCCTTGTGCGACGCACCTGTAAGTTATATCAAGGGCAAGCAGATTGTCCTTTACCGCCTTGACTTGAACAAGGATGAAATGCCTGATATCGGCGAGTACAAGTGCCAGAGCTTCTTCCCAGACAAGAGGACGGGAAAGACTGTTCCCGAGGTTATTGGCTATGCGTATAAGCCGCTTTCGGAAATCAGGAAGTGGCTCTTCAAGGGATATAGCCGCACTTTCGACAGACTCGGTCTGTTTCAGGATAGCAAATGCTAAAAGCAATTGAATTTATCGTCACTGGAATTGTAGGCCTTCACATCATGGGCGGACTGGCTATGGTCGTCCGTGAATGGTGGTTGTTCCGTAAGGCCAAGACAAGGTTCCAGAAATAATAAGGAGACAAAAATGAACAACGAAAAAATCCTAAACATCATGGAAAACCTGTCCAAGGCCGTCTACGACATTGCCGCAACGACCAAGCACATCTACAAGGATGAACACCCGACGGGTCCAAACATGCCTATGCCAACAATGCCAGGTCAGCCGAAGTTTCCAGCCCCGCCTGCCCTGTGGTCAAACCAGCCAAACCAGTTCCCGCCAGTTCCTCCACAGTGGCCTCCTGCACCTGGCCCGCATCCGATGGTGAACCAGCATGACATGGAGTACAGCAACTCCATTTTCCAGCAGGTGTTCCATCCGAACGACAACAGTTCGTTGAAATCCAGCATGGTTCCTCACCCGAGGAAACCGAACGAGTTCTGCAACATGCAGGACTATACCTTCCAGAGAATGAATAGAAATGTTCCAGCGAAGGCGAAAATCCTTTCCGACCCGTTCATGAAGCCGAACCAGACCATAGAGTCTGACCCAGACAAGTTGTTCAACAACATAGACCTCGGTGGAGGTAATCCAGAACCAATTCGTAACTTGGTGAAGGAAAATCCAGATGCCGTAACGAATGCTGCTAAGAACGTGAACATGATGAAGGCCTTTGGAAGGCCTTGCTGGGATATCGCCAGCTCTTATGACATCGACAAAAACCTTGATTTGCTTAGAGTGTCAATCAATGCGGCTGTTCAAAATGGCGACACTGATACTCTGTATGAAAAATCGAATAAGCTCATCGGATTGTCACTTGCACGTTCATATCTCCAATACGGCAAATCGGAAAAAAAGAAGAAGTTGCTGCAGTATGAAATGAAGGATAATCCGACAGCTCTTCAAGCCTTCAATGATGCTGTATCACGTGCCGAAGCTGAACAAGACAAGGAATTGAAAGAAAGTCTTCGTCAGTACGAAAAGTCTCAGGCAGTCACAGATAGCTGCATGGGTGTCGGCGATAGTTTGAAGGAATCTATGGATAACTGGGGTAAGCAGAAGCCTGCTGAACGCAATGTTCCCATCAATCCTCATGTTGACGCAATGTCATTGAACCTGCGTCCGACCGAAGCTGACATGGAAAAGAATTATCTATCCAGCATTGATGCTAAGGAAACAGTAGGTAAGATGTCGGCAGTTCTGGACGACTGTAACCGTTTGACCAATGAACCAGCCATTCCTGGAAACCCCGTCTTTGACGAGGAAATGAACAAGGAAGTAGGTGAGGTTCATCAGGAAAGCCTTCCTGAAACGCCAGTAGTTCCAGACCCAGGCGAACCAAAGACAGAAGTAAAGAAAGAAATCAAGAAAAAAATCAAGAAGTTAATCAAGAAAGAGATTGAAGCTCCCAAGAAGACCGAAGAGAGTACTCAGGTGACTTCTGGAAGCGCTTGGTAAGAGAGGGCATTATGGCAAAACGAATAAAGAAAGGAACGTTGCTTGACACAGGCTCTAAGTATTTCATCATACTTGGTGCCTCGAACGAGCGAGGAGCAAAGTTTGGTCTGGCCGATACACGGGAACAGGTAAAGGCGGTGGTAACATCATGGAAACTTGCTGGTCTTGCTGGTGAGTACGCCGTCTTTAAAAATGACCGTGTAGGAAAGATTTAGCATAGAAACCTCACAAACAAGAAAGCCTCCGTGTTACACGGAGGCTTTTTATGTTTCACGTGAAACATTTTTAGAACTTGATACCTTCCCTCTTGAAGGTCTTGTCAAACTCGGGCCATAGCCACTTTCCGATTTCCTTCAACGGGAGGTATTCGTAGGAGCAAGCCTCTGGCATAGCGGCGTTCTTCTTCGGGTCATGGAAGTAGGACTTGCAGGAATATGATGTCAGCGGAGGAAGTTCTTTCAGGTTTATCCGATAAAGCATCAGGTTGTTTCCCTTGCGGAACGGGACCTGCTTGCGGAAAATTCCGTGGGCATCGTTGTAATACTTGTGCCAGTTGTATCCAGTTTCCTCCAATGCTTCCCTGAATGCGGCATCCTTTACAGTTTCACCATCATTCTCTACGTGACCCTTTGGAAGGTCGTACTGATGCGGCTTGCCTTTCTTGTTGCCTGTTGGGAGTTCTGCTAGGAACACCTTTCCATCGGTGATGAGAAGACCTGACGAACAGGACGGATGGTTAACATCGTTTCTCGGGTCGGCGAATTCAAGCAGAGTCTTTGCCAAATCCTTCACGGCTTCCAACTGAGCCTTGGAAGCAAGTATCTTCCCTGCCGATTCATTAAATGTATCTATGATATGTCTAGGTGTCATATTGGTGGTTCGTAAATTCTACTGATAGTTTATTATATCTTGCTGGTGTTTAATACGTGTGGGGGATGAAAAAAGGAGCCAGCCCGAAGGCTGACTCCCTTAGTTCCTTTGCAGGGGAGAGAGTGATTACCACTCTTCTTCCTGAGCTGCCGTACCGAACGGACGGTCGAGCGTGTGGCCACCAACTGCAACACCAACGGTGTCGAGAGTTACGCCAACAGTCGGACCTTCGTTAGATTCCCATGGAATGTCACCAGTGAAGGAAACACCCAAGAGGTCGTTGTTCACGAAGCGAACAACACGGTAGAACAAGCCGCAACCGAGCAAGTTGCTGACAATGGCGTAACGGCTCTTCACGATGAGACGTGGGCTACCGTCTTCCTGACCAGCGGTCTTGCAGAAAATATAAGGGATATACGGCATAAAGATGATACCAGATTCGCCCTGACGCGGTCCCTTGTAACCGACGAGAGCGTAGTCCTGCCAAGAATAGATATCCTGGTAGAGCTTAATCTGACCATTCAGGAGAGAACCAGCGTCGGAAACGCCACCACCTGGCTGAACAGCTGCATCCGTTCCGAGGTAGGTCGGGATGTAGATACCAGAGTTAAGGGTAGAGATAGCTGCAACGATGCTCGGAGAGCAGATTGCAAAGTTACCAGAGCCCATACGAGTCGTAAGAGAAATCTTACGAGCAACTGCGATAATCGTGTTCACGATACCGCCAGCGATGCGTTCGGCAACCCAACGGCCATCATTGAAGTGAGCGTCCTTGGAGAGGTCAACCGTGATAGCGGCTTCACCACCGAACATCGGGTTCTGAGCGACAGACACCATAGCAGCGAGGATTTCACGGTCGATTTCCTGCTGGATTTCGAACTGCAAGCCTTCGAGCAACAGGGCTTCAACGTCCTGTCCGTGAGCAGCAGCCATATCCTGCTGGAGTTCGAGGGTGTAATGGCTCTTGATAGCCTTTGTACCCACGCGGATAGCACCAGACACCACCTTGATGCTGGCTTTCTTGATGTTGTAGTGGCCTTCCTCAGCATTGTACTGGTCACCGAAGCCCGGTTGGTCCATCCAATGGTTGGTGAGGTAAGCGTGTCCAGCCTTGTTGTCAGAGTTCATTGCAGCGCCATCGAAAGACGGGCCACCGAACGTACCTTCGGCATAGTTGGAGAGCATTTCACCCTGAGTCGTTGTCCACGGGTTGAACGTACCGTGTACGCCAGTGTGGTCGGCAACGAGGTCGTAACCGATTTCTTTCTTCAAGCCACGACGGAAACCAACGGTCTTCGGAGCTTCGTCGTCATAGAGGAAACGAAGTGCGAAATAAATTCCGTTAGGAGTTGTGGTTGGGATGGTAGCTACGGTCTGCATAGCCAAGAGGTCAGGGAACTGACGACGTACGAGCGGCAGAGCGTACTGTTGGTACTGAGCCACGTCAGCAGAGACGTTGGCAGATTCTGGGAGGAAACCCTTGTTGAGCTTGCACTGGGTTTCAAGAAGTGTGGAAACCACAGCAGCTTCAGCACGGGACTTGAGCTTACGGCCAAGGTTGGATTCCAAAATCGGAGCCCACTTGCTCGTAGCTGACTTAGGTCTGAACTGTTGCATAATGTTATCCTGTGCCATCTGGCACCGTTTGAGTTCTACTTTAAGTTTATTGAGGTATTTTCACAAAAAATTTTTTACCTCAAAATCTGCATTGAAATTAAAATTGGTCCTAAATTGGTGGTTTTAGGTCAAAAATAAAGCCCCCGTACTTGGTACGAGGGCTATTGAGCAGCAGCCATGTCCTGTTGTCGTTCCTAGAAGGCGCCTGTTGCTGGTGCGGGAGCCATTTCCCCACCTAGGCCGCCACCGCCTTCACCGCCTCCGCTATCAACATCGGTTTCCTCACCGAGGAGGACCTTCTGTTCGTGTTCACGCCACTTGCGGTTTTGCGTGAGCTCTGC